CGGCGATTGGATCCGCCAACGCCGCGAGCGCCTCTCTCGCGTCCAGAGCAACCTCCAACGCAGCAACGACATCTACGAGGTCCACGATGTCTACGTCCGCTACGACATCGACGAGGATGGCTACGACGAGGACCTCCTGGTCAACTTCGATGTGACCGCCGGCCGCTCACTCCGCCTTCGCTACTCTCCCTACGACGAGCGCCCAGTCGAGAAAATGTGCTACCAGATCCGCTCCCACATGCCCTACGGCATCGGCGTGATGGAGATGATCTCCCCCCTCCAAAACGTCACCACCGACCTCCATAACCACCAGGTCGACAACGTGGCGATGGCCAACATGCGGATGTATAAATCCCGCTACGGCGCCATCAAAGGCGGCACGATCAATATCTGGTCCGGCCGCAACCTCGAAATGGCCAACCCCGAGGATGTGATGGAGATGAAACTCAGCGACATCTACCCCTCCCTCGAACGGACCCAAGGCCAAGTCACCCAACTCGCTGAACGCAGGACCGGCGCCAATGAACTCACCCAACCCAACCAAAATCAAACCTTCGGCAACCGCACACCTGCTGCGACCGCGACTTCGCTCCTCCAGCAAGCGAACCGTCGATTCACCCCCGCCTTCGATGCCGTGCGTTTGGGCACTGCCGGCGCAGTCCGTCAAGCAATCCTCCGTGTGGCCGAGCGAATCCGCGCCGGCGATCTCGACTACGAACAACACCTCCTCCGCACCCTCGGCGAGCAAAACGCCGCTCAAGTGATCGACTGTCTCAAAGACGAATTTTTCGACCACTCCATCGGCATCCACGTCACCGCCTCTTCCAACGCCATCAACAAAGACGCCGATCGCCAGAACGCCGTCACCCTGGCCAACCTGCTGGCCCCCTACTACGAAAAAATGCTCCAGCTCGTCACCACCGTCTCGAACCCCATGGTCCCGCCCGAGGTCCGCTCCACCGCCCTCAAAATCTCGGCGGCCACCAGCGAACTCATCGACCGCATCATCCGTACCTTCGAGCAATTCAAAGACCCCGAAATCTTTGTGGTCGACCCCAGCGACGAAATCGAACAAGCACAAGAATCCGCCGACGCCCAAAACATGATGCAACTCGCGGTCGCGTCGGGGATGCTCGGTGGCGGTGAAGGCGGCAACATGGCCGATCAAGGTATGCCCGGACAAGCCGGCGCAGGCTCCCGCACCACCGCCCCCACCACCCCCATGCCCGACGCCACACAAGTCTAGGGAGACCCCTTGTGCTCCTCGACAATTTGAGGTAGATAGATAGTTATGCTGTGGTTAGAACACCTACGGAAAGATACCGCCGCCTACAATGACTTCGTCGCCTTTTTAGGTGAGCAACGCCGCTTTGCCGAGGGTCAATTCATCCACGCCAAAGATATGGACGCCGTCAATAAAATCAAAGGCCGAGTCGAGGGCATGATCGGTCTTGAACTTATCGCCACCCAACACGAACGTGAGGAAGCTGATGCTGCCGAACGAGCTACCCAACGAGAACGAGCCCACGCCGGACTCAGCGCCATCCGCTGACGCCCAGCCTGCCGCTCCTTCCATCCCACAACCACAGCAAAATTTCGCCACCCGCGAGGATCTCATGGCGCTGGCCGACAGCGTGAAAGCCATCGCCCTCGCCGTCCAGCAGGGCGTCGCCACCCGCGCCCCCCAAGCCCCCGCGATCCCCGAGGTCAGCGACGAAGAAATCATGAACTCGATCAACGAAGGCAAACCGTCGACCGCCCTCAAAAAGCTCGCCGACAACCTTCGCGCCTCCATTATCCAAGAGCACATCGCCCCCATCACCCGCGCGAACGCCGAGTCGATGGCCCAGCTCGTGAAAGACGCCGCCCGCGTCGCCCCCGATATGCCCTATTTCTCTAAGTTAGAGAAAACCATCGACCAGCTCGTCGCCTCGGTCCCGGTCGAACAGCGCGCGAACCCCGCGACCTATCGCACCGCCTACGCCATCGCCGCCGGCCAAAACATGACCACCATCATCCAAGAAGAAGTCCAAAAAGCCATTCGCACCGCCTCTGCTGGTGACGGCGGACAACTCCCATCCGGCGCCACTCGACCAGCGGGGTCTGCGCCGGGGGTTCCGTCGGTGGCCGAGTTGTGCGGCGCCGATGCCGAAGCCGCGTTGAAGGCTCAGGGTTGGACTCCCGACCAGTACGCCCAAAAGATCCTCCACTCGCCGACGTGGGCAGATGCGGCGGCGAAGATCACCAAATTCAATCAGGAGCACCCATCCAATGCCTGAACCCAAACCCGACTTCAAACCGATCACCCGCAAATCCGCCGACGCCAGCCAACTCCCGGCCGGCCACGCCCGCGACGAGCAGATCAAAGTCAACGCCGACGCCAACGCCCAACGCATCGAACAGGCCGCCGACACTTCCGGCGCCATCAACCCGGCCGCCTTCGCCCCCGACCGCGAAATCCTGGCCTACACGGACGGCCTCGAAGTGACCGACCGCCAACCCGGCTTCGTCTACGCCTGGAAGCTCTTTGACAACCCAAAATCAAACGTCGGCTACTGGGTCAACCAAGCCAAAGTCCAAGGCTGGCAAGTCGTCTGCGGCGACATGCCCGAAGCCAAAGAGCACGAAATCGCCGGCGGGACGCGAAAAATCGGCGACTGCGTCCTCATGCGGATCCCTGCCGACCGCCACGCCGCACTTATCAAACAGGAAGAGGACATCGCCCGCGCTCGTGCCAGCTCTGTCCATTCCAATCTCCTCGAACTCGGCAAGACTCGCGGTGTCACCGTCAAAGTCATCGACGGCGCCAACACCGACCCCGCGCTACTCCAACAAATGGATGCTCGCTCCCGCGGCTACATGGCCGCCGAACAGAAATACGATCGTGCATTGCGTGACGGCTCACTGCGGTAAGTAGACAATAGGAGGACTCGCTCATGGCTGTAGGAACACTCTCATCGAACGCGTTTGGCTTGCACGCAATCAACCCGGCAATGTCCATCCCCTTGATGGAAGGCTACGAAAAAGCCTCGCAGACGTTCAAAGACGGCGCGATCCTGAAGCGTGACACCGGCACCCTCGCAGTCGCCGGCGCCGACAACACCGCCGACATCGTTGGAGTCGCCGCAGCCCCAGCTTCCGGCACGACCAATGCCAAACGCCAATTCGTCCTTGCGGCCGGCAACATTTTCGAAGTCACATTAGAGGACGAGACCAACACCAACCACGCGCTGGTCATCGCCAACCTCTACACCGACTATGCCGCACAGGTCGACTCAACCGGCAATTACTACGCCGACGAGAACGACACGACCAACACCTGTCTCATGATCATCGGCGCCAACAAGTCTGACATCGACAACGCCACTGTCCGTGCCCGAGTCTTGGCCGTATTCCTGACCGACACGTTAGCGCAGAACACGTAATTCACTGTTCCCTGTCCGTTCACGATCATAGGAGGATCGCCCCATGCCCCCAGTTACACGCGGATTTTCAAGCTCGCTCCTGGTCCCCGGCCTTCGCCAAATCTACGTTGAGACTGGCAAGGAGGTCCCCCTGGATTTCGAGCAGGTCATCAACGTCAGTGACATGGAGTGGAACCCGATCACCGACGGGCAGTACACCGGCTTAGGGACCATGCCGGAGAAGCCCGAAGGCTCGCAGTTCCGCACCGACCGCCCGATCGCCGGTGGTACGAAGGTCTACACCGCCACCCCTTACGGCTTCGCCTTCGAGGTCACGTGGGAAATGTGGCGGGATGAACGATTCGGTTTGATGGAAGAGATGACCCGCGAGCTGCGGCGTTCATCCCTCCAGCGCCTCAATGTCAGCGGGTGGGCGGCAGTCAACAATGCCTTCTCCACCAGCTTCGCCGGATTCGAGGCATCCAAATCGCTGTGCTCCACCAGCCACGTCGGCCTGGATGGCGTCACCCGCGCCAACCGCCCGAGCGTCGACATCGGCCTCTCGGTCACCGCGATCCAAGGCGCCACGACCCGATTTATGAACATGACCAACGAGCGCAACCTGCCGCTCATGCTCTCGCCGGATGTGCTGGTCCTCAACCCAGCGCAACGCTTCACCGCCCGCGAGATCCTCGGCAGCTCAGGCGCCCCGTACAAAGCGGACAACGAGATCAACTCGCTCGTGCAGGAGGATCTCCGCTACATCATCACGCGCTACAAAACCTCCACGACATCGTGGCTCATGTTGGCGAAGAAAGGCCAGCACGACCTCAACTTCTTCTACCGCGACCGTCCGATGTATGATTCCTGGGACGATCCCACGACGAAGAACGCGGTCTTTGCCGTCTACCAGCGCCATACCGACAGCGAATACGGCTCTTGGAAAGGCACCGACGGCAGCACCGGCTAGGACGCGGCATCCACCACATTCTTTGATTCGAGGAGGAGAGTCCTATGTCTGGTTCCAATAGTCCATGGCGGTATCACAATCAAGCAGGCGACTCGGGAGGCGTGTGGTCTCACCCGTTCTCCCGCCTCCCGCTCCACATCGTCGACCAGATCCTTGACGAGTCCACCCCGCACACTGGCGGCAAGGGCATCGTCCACTACTTCAATCACATGCAATCGTGGGAAGGTCCGGTCGCGGAAGGTGCGGCGGGAGGGTGGACACTCTCTGGAACGACCGGCGCGGCGACCGTAACCTACGGTAATGTGCCCGAGGGCACAATCGTCCTGACCGCCGACGCCACCGCCAGTTGCAATCCTACCCTCCAACGCGGATCCGCCTCCGCCGGCGCGAACTTCCTCTACTCCGTCGGCAAGCGGATGTGGTGCTTTGCGCGGGTGAAAGTCGGCACGGTCGCCAGCACCGAAATGTTCTTCGGCCTCGCGACCCCCGACACCTCGCCCTCCACCACCGGCACCTTCCCGAGCGACGGGATCTTCTTCGAGAAAGCCGCCGCCGCCACCGTGCTCGATTTCCACGCACGCAAGGATGGCACCAGCACCGAAAAAACCTCCGCCTCCGGCACCCTCGTCGACGATACCTACACCATCATCGGGTTCACCGTCGACGACCTCGGCAACATCATGCCCTATCAAGATGGCGCCGCCCTGACCTCTAGCGCCATCGTCGCGGGAACAGCCAACATTCCCTCCGGTGCCGCCGATGTGTTGCAGCCGATGATCGCCATCCTTGGCGCATCCCAAACCTGCACCATCGATTGGTTACTGTTTGCCCAGGAGTTGTAATGGACTATCAGATTTTCGCCATGCAGGATAAAGTTGCCGTGAAGCTCACGCCCCCCGAGGAGCGGATCGGCAACATCCTCCTCCCCGACACCGCCAAGGGGGATAACCACATCGGCACGATTGTGTCGGTGGGTATATCTAGTAATGGGATATGCTTACAGGTAGGCCAGTTGGTGGTCGTCCCGCGCTACGCCGGCTCCCCCGTCAAAATCGACGGCGAAGAACTCCTGTTCATGAAATCGTCCGACGTGTTGGCCACACTCATGCCGATCCCACGCGGCATCGAGGAAGCCCATGCCGGTCACGATTGAGTCTGTTGCGCGCCAGCTCATTGCCAGTGTCGACAGCGATGCCGGCTATTTGCTTGGTGCGCAGTGGATCATCAAACGCTACGAACAGCTCGCGATCAAAGCCAAGCTCCGCCATCTCCGTCAAGTAGGCCAGGTATCGACACCAGCAGCGATTACGACAGGCGCCATCACTGTCAGTCGAGGAAGTAACCTTGTTACTGGTGATGCTACAGCCATCGCCGCCTGGACCACCTCACTCGTCGGCTGGCACATCCGCGGCCGCGTTACCTGGCACGAAATTATTGCCCACAACATCGCGACGGGTATCCTGACTCTCCTCAGCGATTTCGAGGAAGAGAGCGTGTCGGCGGGGAGC